TTAACCGTTAGCAACACGTTTAAACAAGCGTCCCACTACGTTTGGATGGTAAGACCAAGTGTGGTCAAACATCGACATTAACGCTGGGTTGCCGTACTTCGACAAGCTAATAGCATGGAAGCGGTTCTTCTTCGCTTTTAGCGCATCGACTTTTGCAAGCAATTCATCTTGCTGTTTTGGCGCAATGAAGTCTGAAATAACAACCATGTCGGCGTTTTTGTATTTGTCGCTGTTCATCAAATCGATGGATTTAATCAACGTTGGCTCCAAATCCGTACCACCATGGAAGCTGTAAGTTAAAAAGTCGGCAGCTTCACGTAAGCCATCCTGACGCGTTAACTCGTAAGTAATGTGCTCCGTGGAGAAGATGATCACGTAGCAATCTCGTTGTTCAGCGAGAGCGATTTGCATCAGTGCATAAGCCATAGCTTTAGCACATTGCTCTGGGAAGCCACTCATCGAGCCTGACGCATCAACACAAACGATAAACGGTCCTTTTTCAACGTCCACCGCTTTATGATCTGGTTTGTGCGCTTTTACCTTACGCAGTGTGCGAGACTTACCTTGCGTGCGGTAGTTCATCAAGCGTTTATCAACCAAATGCTTGTAGAACACCACTTCCAGCTCTGGGTACGCCAAAAACATGGTTTCGTTAGGGAGCAGTTTGTTGAGATCGTCACTTTCATGAATACCGACGATATCGTCTGTTGCTTCGTCACTCTTTTCCTCAACCATTTGCAGCTCTTCTGCTGGCGCGCGATTAAGGTCAGGATCATTCACTTGCCCCGCCATGCGACCAAGCTGTTCTGCGATTTCTTGTAAGCCTTTGTGCTTTTTAAGGAACTCTGCGTGGCGCTTCATCACGGTTAGGTCAGTTTTACTTAACTTAGCTGACGCCATATCCCATAAACGCCCTACGCTTTCTTCGTCACCAGACTCCGTCACTTTATCCATGTTACGCATGGTTTCCATACGCTGATAAAGGTCGTTAAGGACTTTTTCTTTGTTCTCTTCAAGTTCAGAGACTTGCGCTTGTTTGATTGCTTCGGCAAGGCTTTGATACCACTGGTCACAGAAGTAATGAGGGAACATTGGGTTATTCACGCCCTTGTTCTTCTCCATCATACGACGCGCTTGCATGTAAAACGCTGAGTGCCATTCAAGCTTCTTGATCACGTCATCAATGCGCTCAAAGAACTCGTTCTCATCCCAATAAATGACTTCTTGGTAGAGTGCGAGCTCCTGTTGAAAACGTTCTGTCTCACAGACTTTTGTCATGCGCTTTTTCACGTTGCCACGCCATTTAAGCAGATGGTTTTTCACGGAGGATTTCATGCCTCGGTTTTCTGCCATCATCATGACTTGTGAACGCGCCATTAAATCGTTAACCGCACTATCAATGATGCCTGAATCCGCCACCATGAGCGCTAAGTTGAGTCCGTCTGCACCTAACATGTCGTCTCCTTAAGAGAAAAAGGGAGTTTACTTAAGCACTTGAATCTTAAACACATAAACAAAACATAAAAACCACAAGTGCAAATTACGTGTAAATCCTACACGCGCGTAAATAACCCCTTGAACTATAAACCATAAACCTTGTGCTCAATACTGCGCCACGTTGCCCCTCCCGCCACACCATCCGGCGTAAGATTATTGGCCTCTTGATACTCAATCAAAGCCACTTCCGTGACGTTCGAGCCAAAGACTCCATCCGGTGAAATGTTAAGAGCAAGTTGCAATTCTCGCACATCATCACCACGACTTCCAACCCTCAACACATCCCTTTCTATCGCATCCCCCATTGACAGAAGAATGGCTGACTCGGCCTCTCTCGCATATCCCGCAATCGTCTGAGCTTTATCTGTGCCATTAATAATTCTACGCGCCTGTACATAATCATATGACCCATTCTCAAGCCAATAATCATCCAACGCTTTTCCTGTAAACCAACCCCCTAGCATTCCAAATAACGTTACTTGGACGCCGTAATAAGGATCTAAGATAAAATCCGGATCTCTTAAAAAATCAACCTGACCTTGTTTTAAATCCTTATTAAACAATTGCTCACTCGCTTTTTTATAATTGTCGTACCACGTTAATTGCGGATAGCTTCGACCATAATAAATTTTTCCGGTACGGGGATCGGGTTCGCCGTAAGGACGCCCTTTGCCTTTTCCATATTCAGCAATGGATTTCATGGTAAACGCCGTTTCGTGATAAACCGTTGCTAACATATAAGCCAAGTATTGATAGTAAATTTTGTGTCCGGCTAAATGGACAAACAACAAAGACAAGCCAAATAAATACGCGCAGTTTCGTTGAGTCTCATTCATTTGACCATCAAACCAAACCGCATTAAGACGATTAATATACGCTGTGTTTTCTATTTTTTTAATGGGTTCATTTGGAAAAGTCGGCTTATTCGATTCATCAAATAATTCAAGTGCGTGTTTGGCTCTTGATTCGATTTCTTTAAGTTCTTCATAAATGGCAAGTTGATTATTATTCATGCTCCCCCCTTAACCCGATTTTTGTTTCTCATACAATGCAACGGTTTCATCTACTTTATCCATCACATCACTGTACGTCTCGGCTTTTAACCGATTGTACGTGTCGATATAACTGCGCTTTTCATCGGCACTTAAATTCTTATTGCTACGAATAATTTCGATATTCTTGGCAATCTTACTCATCTTACGTTTGTATTTATCAAGCGTTGGCACAAGCTTAATTTTTATCTCACTTTCTTTTAAGATCTCACCCGCTTTGATTTTATCGCCAAGCTCTACGGCACGTTTATAATCGTTCTTCGCTTCGACATAATCACCGTATATCTCATAAAAACGTTGCTGAGAACGGGTAAAGGTCGGACTGGATAGGTCTTTATACAACGGCGTATATTCCCACCAATATTTAGCCGGACGCTTATTCTCACTCGCGGCATCAACCGCCATGTTAATGCCTTCTGAAACAATCTCGCCAACGGAAGAAAAGTAAGCACGGATAAGATGATCGATTTGTTTAGGAGACAGCGCATCATTGCCTAGCAGCTTAGCCACTTCTGAGGTGTTATAATCGTAACGCTCCGATTTCGAATAACGTTCATCACGCATAGACTCAATGGCTTGGCCTGTGAACATATTGTGATTCATGTACAACTCAATGATAGGCTTAACGATTTGAGGCGTTGGGTTCATCATAAACGTATCGAACACTGTTTCTTTAACGTAATCCAATGTGTCTTTTGTTTTGATCACGCCCGTAAACCCATCGGTGCCGCGTTCGGCAAGGTTAATCACCAAGCCAATGCCTTGAGGTTTTGGCACAAGGATGTACTCGCCTTTCTCGCCACCTGTACGAATAAACCAATTCGTGTTCTTAGCGTGGGAAGGCAGTTCTTGATATTCTTCATCGTCGGAATTTTGAAGGGCCAGATAGACAGAGGCCGCCGCTAACGTACCTGTATAACTGGCAAACCGAACCGCTTGCGCACGGGTTTCCAGTGACGCTTCGCCTTTCATGGCTTTGTAGACTTGCGCACTGCTTCGGCTGACTTTATCGACGCCCTGAATGGCAACGTTTAAAAACGGGACAATGGCATTAAGAAAATTAACCGTTGGTGATGAACCACCCGCACCAAAATCCATTAAGTCCATCGCCTCAATACTGGCAGCTAATTTACCTTTCTCCAAGTTCGCATCATACACCGCCGCGCGATTGGCATTTTCCGCTAAGCCTTGCACCTTGTGATAACCATTTAATGCCGATCCAAATATGGCTCCAAACCGTTTGTAACTCACCACCTTACTTTTGAGTTTGCTGTCCAGTTGTTTCTTTGTATCGTCATGACTAAAGCCAAATTCAAACGCTGCGCCGGAGGCCAACATATCTGCACGGACTTTGTTCATTTCGCCAGCGCCCCACAATCTCGCTCCTTTGATCACACCGCCTTTGCGACCGTCCACTTTTGAAAAGGCCGGAGCCAAAATTGAATCTCGGATGAAGTTTTTAATAATGAAATTAGGTACAGCCGTAACATAAACAGTAAACTTTCCTTTAACCGCAGAGCCTATGTCTACAATGTGCTTAAAGATCCCTTCAAATTTGAAGTTTCCCATGCTCATTAATGCAGCAAGGTATTCCGGATCGCTCACGTTGTACCACTCTTTTTTCCCATCAACCATAATGTACGTTGAGGCGTTCTTGTCACGCTTGTATTCCGTGGTCTTTTCAGCAATACCAATCTGAACCGCATTATCCAACGCTTGCTCGGCGGCGCGATTTTTCAAACTGGCATTAAGTAGAAAGTGCATATTCATGAGCGAGTTATTGAGCAAATCCCCTAAACCCTTTTCTGAGCCTTTCAGTTTCTTGATCACATCTTGGCGTGACAATCCGCCTGTTGCCGCTTGTCCGGACGGTGTTTCTTCATCCATGACCCGATAGAATGGCACATAAAATTCATCTTCCCACATTGCGCGATTTTCGCTGCTCACAACGCCTGTTTCTTCTGCAATTTTCAATACATCGCTGCGGTATTGATTAAACTCTTTGAGCACTTTATCAAACAACGGCGCACGGCTACTTCCATCCTTTCGCGTTTGTCTATTAAGTAACATCGCGTCTCTAATATCTTCTTCACTGAGAAAACGCTCTTTCACATCGGCTTTCTTTTGCTCGGCTTTAATTTGGGATTCAGTATCACGGATCGCTTTTTCTACGGAGTCACGCTGTCGAGGGCCAAGATCCGGTGAATGACGCATGGCTATCAAGTTCTTTTTCTCGGCTTTTAAGTTCGCGATCTTCGATTCAGCAATTAAGCTACGCTCATTGATTTGCTGCGCACGGTTCGCCGCCATCCACATAAAGAACTCGTCCAGTTCCCCTTTCTCATCTAATTGAGACAAGACGCCTTTTAAACCGCCTGTATTGGCGTCCTCCATTACCTCAATCAATTTTTGATTGGTGTTATAGCGAATACGTCCATAGTCCAACATAGCGTATAACGCCCCTTGTGCGGCGTTAGAGCTTTTAGACAACGCCCATCCTCTCAATGTGGTGCTATGCAAAAGGTTGTCGCCATAAAGCTGCTCATCGACTTTACGAAACGGCTCATACTTATCCGCAAATTTATTGCGTATCGCAGTAGTAATATTACTGGTTGCCGTACCAAAGCCTTGCGCTTGCAATTCTTTTGCTCGCTTCACCATCTTAGAATCTACTACCTTCCGATAAGCCGCCTTCATACTGCTTTCTACGGGATCGGGATTAAACTTGTCATACAAACGCTGTCTTTGCTCCGGTGTCAATTGCTCGCCCCGTTGATCAACACCTTGACCAAGATTGAGATCAGCGTAATGCGCCTGTTCTTTTTCCATGACCGTGAGAAGCTTGTCAGTGGTTTCAAGTAAGCGACCAAGTGCGGTATTGTCTGTTGGTTTTAATCCAAGCAATTGACCGATAGAAGACACAAACCGATTCCATGCGCTTTTCTTCGGCGTCAGTTTGATGTTAGCGAGAATGTTTTGCAGGGTGTGATCCGTCAGTCCCCACGAAATAAACTCGTCATTACGCACACTAGGGTTTTCGTTATTCACACTTTGACCAAGTACGTATTGACCTTCACGACTTTTTTCTAGTGTGGTCAGTTGTTTTTTGATTTGTCGCTGAGCAATGTGTTCTGATACCGCCTCTCTTAACTGATCTAACTCTTTAACAATTGGCGTGAGTGGCGTTGGTGTGGTGGCGGCTTTTTCTGCGGCTAAGGCTTTTGCTGTTGCAGCATGTAAAAGCTCATGCAATACGGTCGATTCATTGGCGGCATTCACCTCGCCCTCGTTCCAAAGCACAATCCTTTCTTTTCCTGAATCATAACGTTGATAAGCGCCATGTCGTTTTAACATATCTGGCGTGGGTGCCTCACCATTATGAAAGCCAATATTGTTTATAGCCACGTTCGCGCCTACCAGTGGTGCAATACGTTCTGCAATACGACGATTGACAGGTGAACTGGCGTGTTTGGCTAACCAATTGACCATATCACTGCCCGTTTTTATAGAGTGGATCGCATCCCCTAATGACTTAATGCTGTCGAGTTTTACCTCTTTGCGTTTATCCATCATGGGCTGAGAAGGCAAGCGACCTGTTAATTCTTTATAGGCTTCATCAAACGGCGTTTTCCCTGCACTGCTCATGTTGGTGAAATAGCGATAAGCATCGTGAAAGCTCACGCCTTCAACCATCATATTTTCAATATCAGCCGCAAGCTTTCTTGCTGCTAAATAGGTCGGACTGGCTTTCCCTGCTAAACGAATGGAGGTGTGCATCAAAGCGGCACTTTGAGGCTGCTCTTTCAATGGCTCTAAAGTTGCTTTGGGCTTACGCTTGTTTGTTAAATCACGTTGACGTTTGCGCTCTAATCGCGCATTCAACTTAATGGCTTCTTCTTTACTGTAACCCGCCGACGTGAGTTGATTTATACGCTCTATTCGACCACTTCCCTTTGCGATTGCAGCAATCTGTTCGTGTTTGATTTGGTCTATGGGGATCAAGCTTTTGGTGGCGTTTTCTCCCACGACTTCGGTAGTGTCAGTTTCGGCTCGTCGCTGTCGGCTTGATTCGTTTCCTGCACGGCTTTCATCAGGTGGCTGCGAAATTCTTGGTGGATTGCTTCCGATGAGGTCGCCTTGTTCTTGGTTGACTTGGGTTTGTTTTGTTGTGGCATCTTGATAGTCCTTATTGGCTTTAATGAGTTCAGAAAGCGGCGGTGTGCCTGTATCTTCGAATAAAGATCCTGATTGTGCTTTTTGATTTTCATTTTCTAGTTGTTTAGCAAGACTGACTAACACATCCCCCATGCGCTTGGTACTGGTTGCGTTTTCCGCAAACAATTGAGCCATATCTAAAGCAATGGGCGACGGTTGATCGTACATATCAAGCTGACTTAAATACTCCGTGGCGGATTGGCCTTTTTGCCCCGCCGCACGTACCACGTTCGCAGCCTCGGCAATCGCTTGACCTAAACCATGATCCCCACCTTTATCGCCTTTTAACTTAGCAATATGACCGGACGCTCTGGCTAACGCTGACATCACTCTTTTAGTATCAGGGTTAACATCCTCAAAGGCATTCGTTGTAAGTGATTTATCGTCATAGGCTTTTTGAAATACCGCCGCAAGCGCACGTTTCCCCATATCGGTATTCCAACGATTATTTTCACCTACATATTGCGCCGCTTCCTCGTCCCCTAAACGCTGAGCAAATCGACTTAGAAAAGCATGGTTACTTGCTGCATTCATATCCCCTGTTTCACCGATATTGATTTCTAATAAATCATCATCTGTCAATAATTGAGCATCGGACTTAGCTTGTTCAACGGGAGACATGCTCACGCCAACATCACGATTGGCTTTTTTCGTAAAGGCTTGACGCTGCACCTCACTCATTTCACCCTGTCGCTCTAGTACCAAAACAGGGTTTGGCATGGCTTCAATTTGTTGCGGATCAATACCGTATTTGTCGGCGTTATCTATTAAGTATTGTTTGTATTGCTGTGCATTTCCTTTGCGGTAAGCTTCGGTGATCGCAATGGTGCGTCCATTGCCAGATTCAACAATGTTGTCTTTGATGATTGGTGCGCCTGTCACAATATCTTTTGAAATATCTAAGCGCTCAGGATTTAAATCTTTCGCTAATTTTTTGGTTTTGTTAACTAAAGTCGGTTTGCTTCGGTCGCGTGGCTGTAGAGCTTGAGGGTAATTAGGGTTTTTATTCCCATCAATATCGTGACTGGCTTGTAGTTCACTGGCATCAACAATCTTGATTGCTGTGTCTACCTTCTCATTATCAGGCGTATACACAACATGAGGCTTACCAGTTGCCGCTTTTGAGCTATCGGTAACGGATTGCTTTTGGTCTTCGGTAGTCAATAAGCTTTCGGCTTCCGATAGCTCTTGACCTTCGGTAGTTCCAGAACTATTAGGTTCTAATTGCTCTTGAACCTCTGTAACACCTAATTTTTGAGGTTCAGTCAAAGGTAAGTCTTGTGCTTCTAATTGCGTCTCTTGTGTTAATGGGGCGGCTTCTTCGATAGTGGAAGATTCTAATGTTTGCTCAGTGGGAGCCGTGAGATCTTGAGCATTAGTCTGTTGCTGAATATAGTCGTATTGTTCATCAGGTGACAGTGCATTCAATTTTGTTAATTCAGCTTGTGCTAGTTTCGCATTGTCATACTGATCCAGTTGCTTGGTTAAGTTATCTTGCTGTTTTTCAAGTTCATCTATTGCACTTGAATATTTCTGATTAATGTCATTCGCTTTCTGTTCGGCTTGATGGCGTTCATCCCCTTTGACTACGCCTGTCTTAGCCCATAGCTCAGCCACTTCACTAACACGCTTTTGATTCAGTTTTTCTATTTGCTTTTCTAACGTATCAATTTTTACTTGTGCTTTTTTCTTACCTGTCAATGTATTGGCAGATACCTGTTGGTTGAGATTTTCAACATATCGGTCTACATAAAATGACTTAGGAGGCGCGTAGGGATCAGGTTCATTTTCGTTAACAGTCGGTTGTGTTACTGGCGGCGTCTGCAATTCTGTTAACGTGACACCATCACGCATAAAAGTAGGTGTATCAAGATCCGGTTGTGGTGCGCGAGTTTGTGGATTGAGATCGACCGATTCAAGACTTGATTGTTCGCTAGATTCAACTTGAGGATTTGGGTTTATCATGACACCACCCACACCCATAACCCCGCCACCAAGCGCACCGACTAAAAAGGCTCTCCCTGTTTGTGCTAGTAAGTCTTCCGGTAGCGCTTCGTTATACATGAGCTTGTCATAACTTTCCTCACCAACTACCATTGCACTTTCTTGCGCACCTTCGGATAAGGCCGTTCCTGCAATTCTTGCCGGAATACTGCCGCCTAACTTACCAAGCGCTCCTGCAAATGGGAGCGCAGAAGTCGCCCCCTCCATAAGTGCCAAATCCGCAGCGCGGCTTCTTGATTCTTCCGGTGTTAACCCTTTCACATCTCGGCTAGTGCCGTAGTGCGAACCATACGAACCAGCTCCAACCGCCGCCCCTGCCGCCATAGGATTTCGAGTAAGTAATGCGGCCCCTAGTCCAGTCGCAACACTTGGCAACATGCCTCCTATGGCATCAATCGCAATCGCTTTAGCGGTATTGGGATCATCAATGTAAGGCATTTCGTCAGCCAGTTTTTTGCTAACGTTAGCATCGTCTGTCGCTAACTTATCACTGATTTCTTGTAGCGTGTCCTTACCAAGAAAGCCTCTCGCTAAAGTCTGAGCACTAGATATAACTTGATCCGGCAGAGAGGCATAAGTCATTTTCTCCCCCTGATCAATCGCCCCCTCGACCGTTGAACGCGCCAAGCCTAAACCCTGCTTCTTAAATCCGGCAACGGCGGCCTTGCCCCCTGCTTTTAAGGTTTGGCCCCATGATGGATCGAATGCGCTCATGTTAAGCGCACCTTCTTTCAATTGGTCAAGCCCTATACCCGCATCACGAACGAGCGTTAACACTTCATCGTTATCTTTTACAAATTGTTGAAGTTGTTCAGGTGTGTATTTCGCCATGACCTTACTCCCTTAAAAGCCCTCGCGCTTTCAATGCTTCAATTGCGATTTGCTCTTTAGATTGTTGACCACTTTCTTGCGCGTCTGCGCCTGTGGTTGCCTGTGGTACTGCGGCTTGAGGAATACGGGCCATTGTCAATTCCTGCGGAGAAAACATTGTATACAATGTCGCTATCTTGGCTTTTGTCTCTTGATCGATTTGGTCAATTTTGCCTTGCAAATCTTCTTGTGATTGCAGTGGATCTTCTTTACTGATTAATGCCCGTTTGTTTTTTTCGGCATCATCTAAAATGTCACGGTACAACGTTTGGGCGTATTGCACGTTGTTGTAACCATATTTATCGTTTTTAACATTGCTCCACTTGGTACGTGCATAATCTAATTTTGCTTTGAACTCTGGATGCGCAATCATACTGCCAACTATCGCCTTTCGCGCAAAAACCGAATCCACTAAGTTTTTAAAAGGCACTTGCTTACCAACAAAGCGACTTTCTAATTTATTGCCGTTATTGTCATAAGCGGTGATTTCAAAATTCATGCTTCCATCTTTGAACATTTCCGCATTAGTGATCCGGTTATAGGCCGCACCGTCAGCAATCATTTGTTTGTTGATTTCATCTTTAAACACGTTATTAAAGCTGTTCATCAATTGCGCGGGATCGGCTTTATCAAAGCCAAACTTTGCAACATCGTTCAGATAATCCACATCCTTGATGTACTGTTGATCGTTGACCTTATCCAGTGCAAACGGTGTTCCTTGAGAAATGGCTGCCGCTTTCTGATAAGTATCGAGACTCACCTCACCTGTATTCTCAATTTCCTCATTCATTATTGAGTAAATATCGCCAATGTCTTTCATTTGCATTTCTTTACGAAGTTCTTTCATTTGCAACTTCACGTTATCCATGTTTAATTGCGCCACATCTTGACTGGTCTTAAAAGCTTCGTCTTGCTGCTTTGCCAATATGCCACGGCGTGACTTATCAAATTGCAATTGATCGACTTGTAAATCATGCAAAGCGATTTGGCGGCCTTCTTGACGATCTAACCTTTCTTGCTGCAAACCATATCGACGCGATTCTTCCGCCGTTTGTGCATCGAGTCGAGCTTGTTGCTGCTCATAACGGCGGCGATCTTCATCTTGACGGGCGACACTATCCGCCAATCCGAATCCGGTTTGAAAACCTCTTGCTAATCCCGCCATAACAACGCCTCCTTAGAACAACTCATTCAACGCCAAGCCAACTAACGCACCACCGACCATTCCAATCGGGCCAGCCCATGAACCTAATGTAGCTCCGGCTTCTGTACTTGCGGCGGCGGCTGCGGTTCCGGCTACGGCCTCTGTTGCCGCCGTGGTCGCGGCGGTTGTCGCTGCTTCTGCGGCGGCTGTCCCTGCGGCGGTTGTCGCGGCCTCTGCTGCTGCGGTCGTGGCTGCGCTTGTTGCGGCGGTTTCTGCGGCAAGTGTCGCCGCTTCCGGTGCCACCGATGAAGTCAATCCCATTGCAGCCTCACCACCTATAGGCTGCGCAATAGACCCCACCTCTGCCATTGTCCCAAGGCCACCCGTGGTAGGCTCTGCTATCGTTCCTACATCAATGGCGGCTGCGGTTTCTTCTGGCATACCACCAAGGCCAAACACTTGATCTAACGCCGCGCGTCCACTGTCTGTTGTGGCATAGCGCCAACCTAAGCCGCCACCCATACCGACAACTTGATTTCGTTCCGCCTTTTCTTGCGCTTCTAATCGGTCACGCAGTTGATTGCGTTGGTATTCAGCTCCCACATTTTGACGCATCAAATGTTCGGCAATATCAAGATCGCGTTGACCCGCACTTAAAATTCCATACGCCATTACGTTGTGCCTCCGCCACCTGTTTGCATGTTACCAGGATCGAAGTTTTCGAACGCTCCGCCAGTCATGACACTTTGATAGTTTTCATAGGCTGCTTCTCTTGCTGAGTTCTTGGCATTAATATCACCAAGCGCAGCCGATATACCCATTCGGTTGTCACTGGCGGCCTTTTGAGTGGCACTTTGCTGTAAGCCTAATCGGTTACGATTCATCTCTGCGGTTTGAGACGCTTGCATTTTCGTTCGTTCGGTTGTCGCAGAGATACGGGATAATTGTTCATCAAGCATTTCTGTAGACGTTGCCGCATCCATCAAAACTTGCTGATAAGGTTCAAAACGATTTTTCCAATCCTCATACATCGCACGGTAGAGATCGGTATACGTTTGCTCCGCCGCATGACTGCCTGTGTAATTGCCTACTCCATACGCCATTTAACTAACCTCCCATACCGTAGCGAGTTGCCGCACCAAGCCCCATCCCGACCAATTCACCTAATGTATTGTCTTGATTGGCAGCTTGGTTCATTGCGTATTGATTGGCATAGTTAGCGGCGGTAGAACCTGTTGTCAGTGCTTTAGATTCTTGACCTTGACCAACCGCCAAGATATTTTGAAGACCGCCTAAGTAACTTTGTTGTTGAGTGGCTTGCATTCTTGAGGTGGCGTCAGCCGTGGTGGATTGTTGTTGTCTCGCGGCGGCTTCGGTTGCCGCAGCAAGTCGAGCAGTGTTACCGCCTTGTTCAAGCATTTGAGCTTGTTGTAAACCAGTGGCACGTTGAGAGGCGATATTGGCATCACCTGCCGCACGTTGATGATATTTCTCAGCATTCTGATTAGCGAGATCTTCCATCCAACGATTTTGCGCCGGAATAATCGTTTCGTTGTAATGCTCCCAACGCTCTTTGGCAATCTTCGCCATTTCTTTATTTAGCGCGGAATCTTTAATATCTGTGCTTGAGTCTCCTGACATAACGCCTCCATGTATTGCTCTAGGGATTCGTTATAAATCGTTGTTCTTACTAGGGCAGATATTTTTTCCATGTGCTCATAACCACCAACAAGATACGCACAATGGGTAATGATAGAACCAACTGAATCACGCAATACAAAAGCAATATGTTTACCATGATCGTTTTGCTGCGCGTTCAAATTATCGGCTCGTTCTAATATGACTGAATCTCGATAATCTACTAAAAACACTTGCATCATTGGTATAAGTGTAGGTGCATTACGAATATAAAACGGGTTTTTGGGTACTTCGATTAAACAATCCCAAAACGCTTTAAATATTTCATCGTCAGATAATGGTTTGTCTTTATCGATCAAATCGTCGAGCACTTGACTGACATTGAACAACGTACGACAAAAGCTTGCCGCCGCTTGATCGCTTAATACCGCTTTGTCTATTAATTCAATTTGCGTCATAACATTATGCCTCTGTAAACGCTGAACCATCTCTAAACAATTGAACACCACACCCCGAAGATTGTGCTCTAAAATTACCCGCCCCAACTTGAAGCTCATAAGTATGAGTTTCTTTAACCGCTAAGTTGGAATGATAAGTCGGTGTAAATAAGGTCGCATAAACAGTGGTTGATTGATGATCTGATAAATGAATACGTTCGCTGGTTACTTTTGAAATTGCAACAACAACCCCATCTTGAAGAATGCGAGCATTCCAAGTAACTGTTCCATCCCAACCACCAAAATCACCAGCGATAAACTTAGAACAATCGAAGGTCAGAGACAGTATTGATAGGGTTGCTTTTTGGGTATTATTATTAATTACCTTGAAAGTCCCTACCGTCGTCCAACCTTGTGAATTGCTAACAACTTGGGTCACATTAAAAACGGTGGCTGAAACCAAATCACCGATGATCTTATCGGCGTAAACCGTCCCTTTGAAGTAACCATTCTCTGCGTAAATATCACCGCGAAATACACCGTCATTAAATTCAACCGAACCATCGCCGTAAATCGCCCAACCTTGAAGGCCAGCAACAAACGTTGAACTACGACAATACCCTGCCGGATTAATCGTTAATGAGCTTGCTGTGCAATTACCGTTCACATCAACCGTAAATCGTCCCCCCGCAAAACTCATGGTGCCCCCCGTAATATGTACGGCGGTTAACTCTGTGGCATAAATCGCAAACGCCACTAGCTCACTGGCGATCATCATATCCCCATCAGGATTCGTGGTTAGCAATCCGGCTTGTCCCTTGGTGCCGCTTGCACTATTCAATGGCCCTTGATCACCATTAACATTTGTGTGACGTATCCAGTACCAATAAGGATTACTGTTATCGGTAATATCGGAATACACGGCGGCGGGTGTTTCAGCTAATACTATGGCCTGACTAAAATCATCCGAAGATGCGCGGTAAATGGTGGTGCTTCCCGCCCCTTTGAAATTCACATCGTCCCAAATCAACAAAATAGCGGTTGTGCCTGATATGACTCGAAAGCCTGTAGGTTGTGTAGGCTTCTCAACTGGAAATTCTGGCTCTGGCGGCGTAGGAATGATTGACCCGCCTGAGTCTCCACCACTACCAACCGTGTTACCACTTTTCAATTGAGCAAAGCCACTGTTCACCATTTCTCTAACCGTGACAGCGCGATCTAAACCACCACCGACTACGCCGCCATGAATCGCACAAAACTGAGTGACCGCATCACAAAAGCGTTGTAAGTTGGTGTCACTCACTTGCACTTTGGGGATCGCGGGTAATGTGTTCTTTTCACGGGTAAGCGTTGTCATTAGCGTAACCCCCGCTTGCTTGGTGTCATTTGAATATCACGCACCATACCGTAGCCTGTGATCACCAATTGCCATTCATGACCCCGACCTTTCGGAACTCGGAACGTATAGCCTTTATACTGATAATCACCAATGGATTCGCTTTTGATGTGCTCTCCGTTTCGGTAGACAGATACCGTGATATTCTCTGCGCGTATTTTGCAATTACGATAACGATAAGGCGGAGTGATAAACGGTTTAGATTGCCATTCCATTTCAAGCGGATTCATGGCATCAGAATCAAAAGTGTGCAGAGCATTGTTAATGACTAAGTAAAGCGTTTCGGTTGCAGCAACTCGATAACCCGCAAGTGCATAAATATCACACTCTGTGACGTCTCCGGCTGCCGGATCAAAAATTAAAGCCCCCCGCTTTTCGCCATTGTCATAAAACGCAATGTATTTGTTCTTGTATGAGTAAGCATCAAAAGACTCTGGCCTTAATGCTTGCCACTGCTCCAAGCTGTAAACCCCTGTTGTCATGTTTTGAGGCTCACTTCCAACAATGATTTCTAAGCCGCGAGCACTGGCGTAGATCACTGAGTTACCCATATCAACAACTGAACGCGCCGCCACACACGCGGCTGCGGTTTCTAACTTCATAAACTGATAAGAGTCGGGCGTATAACCTTGAATCAAATACGGCACATCCTCAGTCAATAACACCGCACCACTTGGCGTAGCCGCTATCGCTACGATGTTACTGTCACAAGCAATTTGATAATCGGGATTGTAAGCGTAAGGAATATTCGGATAAGAAGGACAAAAAACGTTGCTGTAAAACCCCGCTAAAACACCATTGGGTAAAGACGTTAAACCGATCATTTCTTCCGGTGGGGGGAAATAGTTACCGGTTACTAGCACAGCCCCAAGCTCTAACGTTAACTTACCATCGTTATACTTCAACGTTGCATCGTCTAGTTCATCAACCAAATAAAAATCCGTCACGCCACCGGATGTAGCGGTGCGATAAATTCTGCGCTTTTGAATGTCTTGCTCATTCACACCCATTGGCGGCAACGTTAAATCAACGGTATTCAATTCGGGATCTTTTAAAATCACTTCATTGGATACCGGACTCGGCGGCCCTTCTTCTCCCGTACCAGAAACCCATGTGTACACGTAGACTCGTGATTCATCATCTACCGCATCAACAATATCTGAATCGTTACCATCTTGAGTTTTAGGTTTGTCGGCACCTAACTTGGCTTGGATTGCTTGCGTGGGCGCGGGGATACCAAGCTTATAGGACGCATTAGGAAGATTCGCGCCTATGGCTATATCGTTGCGCGTATAACGGGGAACTCCATCACCAGTAAAGTACACACGTTGATAGGGATCATCGGGTATTGGTGAATAACAAGCGTGAACGACTTTGTTCCATGAGAACCAGTACGTTTGTGATTCGGTTGTGTAAGGAAAAATGGTTTTTGTATTTTGTGTTAATCGATCAGGAAAACGTGTTGTTCCGAAAATTGGCGACAAGTCACCGTCTGCAAACCAACAATTACGCGCTAATACCGCAAAGCGTTCCTCTAAAAAACGGGGATCGGAAATGGGGCGCATTCCTCGATAAGTACCTATAAGAATTTCCATAGAGTACCACCTAGTTAACCTTTAAGGTGAAGCTTCGATTAATATTTTCATTCAACCAATCACCAAAACGTTGAACACCAAAGCTTCCACCTGACAATGAGTAAGTACCGCCCCCATTTCTAATAAAAGTCCACGGAGAGATTTCCGAACCTGACGTTGGAGTGAGTAAAATATTATCTCCATAACCTATATCAGAATCTAACGTCATGTAACCAAAAGTAAAAACGCTAGGCGTTTCTTCATAACATCGGATTGATAAGATCGTTTTATCTGCGGCAAAATCTATACAATTTAATCGCCCAAACTCGCCAACATCGGGATCAGAACCATCCGCATAGCCTACCCAACGCCCTTTATTCCCGACCTCCATTTGATAGTTCAATCCATCACAAGGTGTATATCCATAAAAATCAGAGAGTGCGACTTCGCCAGCTTTTAGCCCTGCTATATCCGCCATGGCTCTCAATGACACTTCCCCCGATAATCCCAACACTTCTCTTATATCGGACATGGATATTTGACCACTAACAGGCAGATCAAACGAGCGCTTATGCTTTGTTGGCGTTAGATAATTTTTAAGCGCCAATAGCTTCGAGTCGATTTCTAAGCTCATCGAGTTCTCCTTGTTGCAACTCAATAATGTCAATCAACATTTCTACTGCCACGTACGCTGTGACATTTCCCTCCACTTTCCGATTTGATAATCGTTCCATTGTTTGATTTAACGTATTTTCTCTAGTACCAACAAAAGCGACCACATCCGACGCACAACTCACGGTACTAAACGTGCCATTAATTTCATTTGCTGTAGGCCAACGAGTCGTATAAACCGGAACCCCTGTAATATTATTCCAAGGGTGAGTATGAGCACTTGGCGTAAAGGAAGAAGGCTTACTTGTTACTTCGCCCCATGAAGGCCATCGGGTCGTATAAACCGGAACGCCTGTAATGTTTCCCCAAGGGTGAGTATGCACAGAATTAGCCGCCCCTACGTCCGAAGCGATGAGATTAATGTCATTCGATAATGGCTTTCCACAAATGGTTAGAGTTTGACGAACATACGTTGATGCTAGAGTCAGCGAAGTCACGAAATCAGTGTGATTACGCCCCTCATTGACTGTTGCTTGACTTGCTACTTTTGCTATACCTAACAATGCTTCGGTCGCTTGGCTAATGCTTGATTTGTGTAAAGGCGAAACGAACAACACTTGAAATTGATCGACCGATTTATAGTAAACAAACCAATCACCGGATTTTGTTGTTACCCCTTTCATACTGCCTGTTTGGAAGGTGTAACCGTTAACGTCTTGTGTGGACACAATCCACAGACCAGACGTTGCGGGTTTATCTGGATACTCTTTAGCGGCAGTTGGTGTGAATCGGTTATTAAACGATATAGCACCAGACGTTAAGTTAAGAACTTGTTGAAAGTAGTAGTAAGCATTATTTATGTCGGACGGTGTATCTAGATCACTCGGTGGATTTGGCCCAACAGTAAAATCATGCACTAACTTTTCACTGGCTTTGACATTCTTCTCACTTTGAGTAACGTTCGCCTCGCTTATTGCTACTTGCGCCGCATCTTGACTAGCACTGACCTCGCTTGCGGCGGCCTTAGCTGCATCATCCTGAGCAGAACTGGCGGCGGCACTGGCACGATTAGCATCGGCCTCAACTGATGCTTCACTGGCGGCAGCTTTCGCAGCACTGTCAGCCGCACTGTTCTTACTTTGTAAAGCAGAGGCTGCACTACTGGACGCCAACGCCGCATCTTCTTGTGCTGACACTGACGAATCCGCAGACAAGCGAGCATGATACTTTGATGAATATTCGTTATCTTCGACTGGCCCATCGGTTTTGATCGCCCAATCTTTCGCTAACTGTAAGTAGCTTTCAAACGCATTAATAATGTCTTCAAGATCCACTTTATCATCAATGGTAATATCAATCGCCATTTGCGTGATGATCAGATAAGAAGTATTGATTTGATTGGGTGCAATAAACGGTTCGGTCAACCTAATCGTCACATCATCAATCACTTCATTAACAACATAGAAGTTCGCTTGATCAATAGTAAAGATTGCGCCCTTGCGCGGCTTTCCTGCCCTATCGGTTTTTACCCATTCGGTTTTATAGCCTCGTACTATATCTGAGCCGTTCGTGACCGACACAGCACCAATTTGATAATAACTCATCGGTGAATTGGGATTCATAGCGCCTCCCTAGACAAACGGCCTTAGATGAACGCGATCCGGCGTGGCCTTTATCACACCGCCCCCCAAATACTCACGGTATTTGTTGTAATGAAATCCTGCGCCTTGAGCATTCGCCCACGGCTTACCGTCTTGAGTCATAAGCTTGTAGCATGTGAGCGAACGGATCGCTCGATGATGTTGGTTATAAAACCAATCCGGCACCAATAACGTATTGGTGTTTTTGTTATTGGCTAACTTGACTCGGATCTCTATATCCGCTTCGGGGATGAACTCTAAAATCACTTTTCCCATTTTAAAGGTATGGTGGTAACAACTGTTGCTGTCTTTGCGTTTCACCCACTCAACACCAATAATCACGCTATTGATCGGGTCTTTCGGATACAACTGTATGTCATTGTCATAAGCACCAATGATTTGATCTTCTGTCCATGCACCGGATTCGTCACAGAAATCATACATGGCTTCGGCAACCATCGGCTTGAGAATGAAATCAGGTACACCAATGACATACGGCTGTACCTCTTTTTTCATCAGCTCTAACATATCAATCATGACGATGCCCCTTGAACGCCTACTGCATTTTTCGTGTCAGGTATGATCGCTTGTTGCATTTGAGATTTAATACCTAACGCTTGGCTAAACGCCTGAAAATGCAAGGTTGCTTTGTTAAGATCGGCAGCCTCATCGTCTTTACTCCACGCTCGATACAACACCCAATCGACTAAGATATTGACGTATTCTTTACCTAAAGGAATGGTGTGTGTTTCCAAACTGACTTCTGGCGGCATCGCACCATAATCCAGTTCTATTTGAACGCCTTCGGCAACAGAAGGAAACACTTCAAAGTGTTTAGGGTCTTTATCGGAATAAAGGTAATGTTGAACAACATTAGCAAGAACAGGCATACGCCATGAAGGATTTTGATCGTCCATAATATCAAGCGGCACTCCGGTAATACTGGAGTGCGTAGATAGATTTCGCGTGACTCGAACAAGCATCATGGCATCTTCCGGTAACGTCTGGTAAGTGCCTTCCTGCAAATCAACAATTGCCCTTTTAATGTACGCATCAGGACGGTGGTTAACTACACTCGTTACTGCATCGTTTAACCATTGCAATAACTCGGCAGTCGTCCAAACATCATGCGCCTCATCTTCGAGCAGTAGATAAGCTCGATCAAGTATCGTTTTCGCCACTATCATCAGTGACTACCTCAGAGTCATGCTTTACATTTTCGTCGTGTTTCGCGGATTCAGCTTTAAGTTCAATCTTAGTGATTTCACCACGTAACTTAGCCGCACCTTTCACTCCCCAATTAGCGATACCAAGCGCTTTGGCTTTTTGGCGTAGCTCTGCCAATTCTTCTTGCGGTGGGTTATTAAGATCATTTTCTGGTGCTTTCATTCTCACTTTGGACTTGGCTTTCTGTTTCACGACTTTATCCATCAAACCAAGCTTTACGGCCTCATCTTCATAGATAGGCGTGAGCTCTAAGCTTTCACGATGTTTCTCTATTCCCAAGTGACCCACAGTGATCTTGCCTGTTTTAGCACGATAGAACGGCGCATAAGTGGTCACTTCTTGATCTTCGGTTTCATTCAGTAATTGCGTTAATTGCTTTTGAACTTCTGGATCGGCTAATTTGGCTAACAAATTAGGATCAATGTTTTGATTTATTTTTGGCATGACATATCTCCTCTATTAAGGAACATAATTTGATATTTTTACTTTGAACGATTTTCCAACAGATTCTTTGAATAACCCAAAAATTTCATAATTGACCATTGCCTGTATATAACCACTTACATTTGCACCTTCAAAAGGATGCGTACCAAATTTGTCATGAATCGCTCTTAAATAGTAACCATCATCAGATAAATACTCTATTTTCACTGCATCAAATCCATTCCACTTGGTTGTTCTATTACCAAAAAGACCTGAAAAATCAAACTCATTTAAATTCATTTCATAAGTAAGAAAATTAGTATTTGGATCGATATCTGGTTTCCATTTGTTCGGCACAACGCTGCCATATGAAGGGTTAATTGCAAAACCTAATTGGTTATATCCTTGCCCAATCGTCATAACAAAATCCGAATCAAACGTATCATAGTCGATGTTTGGAGGCGTTAAATAAACATCAATATTTTTTCCTCTATTATTCGCAAACTTGCTTACTAATATTGGGTCAATTACACCTTGAATATAAAAATTCTCCGCTATGTGTGGTTGATTAACATAGCTTAGGCTTGTCGAATAAATAGAACCATCATCGAAAAGTATTTCACACATTAACGTAGGGTGATTTTTAAGCATTTGTCGATTTTCTGTTATTATTGCCACAGGATAACTACGTTCACTAGATACATAAAATCCAGTGAGAGGATCATCGAACAAATTACTGTCAATTTGAATTAAGGTGCCAAAATCATCTTTTCTAAATCCACTCCGATGTGAGTCGCCTCCGACCGTTATTGATAAAGAAGGACTATAAGAAATTTTCGCAATGTTTGTTGTAACACTACCTAAAGCATTAGTGAAAACACAAGAATAGCTCCCCGCATCACTTAGTTGGGTATCTTGCTTACTGTACGTCGCAATAAACCCTCTACCTGATGCCACTTCCACGCCATCCTTTTTAAAAGACCACATCATAGGCTCTGTGCCCTTTGCTTGCGCGGTTAACGTAATCGTACTTCCTATAGATTGCACACCACCCTCAGGATGGACAGTAATCGTAGGCGGTGCCATTACTTTTTTTGTAGTACCGCATGGCCCATTGCTTCGGGCTTAATGACCTTATAACCAAAGACTTGCAGACCGCGAATGAACTGCCCGAAGTCGTTAGGGTTTTTCAATTCTTCAATTTCAGTAATTTGGCTCGCAAAGGTCAATGCAGCTTTATGACCAAAGATCACATCGTATTTACCCGCATCAACATGAAGTAAATTTGAGCTATAGATAGTGAATCTATCTATCATACCCAAGCGACCATTACGCAGAATAGACGTTCCATCACCTGTTAGAGAGGCATCACGCAGATCGGATTTTTTGATCATGCCACACAAACGCGCAGGCAATACAATGTAACGCCCCGTTTCGGGTGCATTCTGCTCGTCAAGTACCGTTCCCATGTCAACGATAACGTCTAATATTGTGGTTTTATCCACTTGTACAGGCGCAGCAGCAGTCCCTAAATTAATATCACCGGAGATTCGACCCGCCGTAGCCCCCGCATTTTCAGGCACCACTTGGGTATAAACCACGCCTAATACATCCGTATCAATCGTGATTTTCATTTGTTCACTGGCATCATCACTCCACTCATTCATTAATGCCAAATCCGATTGCACTTTATCAACCAACTTTAATTCAAATGCAAAATACTTAGCTTTATCAATGGGTAATTCCGTAGCCGGACTTTCAGGATGTTCATAATTTAGCGTCATACCTTTTTTATAATCATTAATCGTAATGGACGCTCGCGTGCGAATAATGACCTTATCACCTTTTGATTTAATTTCACCTTCATAGTCAGTGTTGGCGATTGCCGCAAGCACGGTTGCATCATAGAATTTTACAACGAGCTTACCACTCCATATTTCCGGTACGAATTTCGAGGTACTATCAGCAGAATAATTCTTAGCTTTCCCCGTTTCAATTGGTACACCCATGACTCAATCCTCCGCACAAATTAAGACGCTTGCGCGTTTTTCAATTGTGCAAATATTTGACGCTCAAGTTTATCCGCTTCCTCTTTGGTGTATTTCCCACGGCTTACATCAGCATAAAACTGTGTAATAGAATTTGAATCCCAAACGGGTTGATCTAATTCGTTAGGTTGCTGAATGGGCGCATTGGTTTGCACCTGAACCTGTTGATTAAAATCAACGGGATTAGAAGGATTTGGCGTTTGTTGAGCGTTTAAATGACTATTCACTGCGCCACTTTCTTTTATGTATCCAACATAAAGACCTGCGACACTTTCTAATTCCCCACTATGGAAAAGCTCCATCAATATTTGCTGACGTTGCTTGCCGCTATCAGCGTCAAATTTACTTAACCAATCGTGGAATAGCGGATCATCATCAACTTGTTTAAAGTCGATCCCCGCTTTACCGAGCATGTCAGTTAATACACCCACTTTTTGCGTATACAACTGCTGTGCTTGCTGTTGGGATGTTGCGCTTGCGTTACGCTTGACGTCTTCTACTGTCGTGCTCACTGCTTGAACTTGCTGAGCAATCGTACCCACGTTCTCGCTAGTTTGCTTTTCAGAAGCTTCAATCAATTTCGCAAAGCCATTAACCAATTCGTCACCGTATTCACTCGACAATTGAGCGAGTAATTCCTTTACTTCGCTATTCTCTAATGCACTGGTTTGATTGGTTGTTTCCTTTGGCTGGTTCGCAAGTTGCAACGTTAACTCTTGCACACGGCGTTCAAGCGCTGCTTTATCCGATTTGAGTTGATCAAGCTCTGGTTGGACGGCGGCGTTATTCCGAGCGTTTGCAATTTCCTTGTTGTACTTACCCGCAAGTACCTGATATTTATGTTCCCAACTTTCCGCTACTTTTTGCCAGTATTCCGGCGTTCCTTCTGCCGGAGTTGACTCAAGTTGCAAAGTGGGATCATCAGGGTTTGCAGTCGGTGTGTCAGTGTTTAACTGAATAACCTTATCGGGTGTATCTTGCTCAGGCACACCATCAGTCGTGGAATTAGTGTCCGTTAGGTTGCCATTCTCTAGCGCGGTTGGCTCAACAGGTGGATCGGAATTTGGCAGTGTGTCACTGCTTTCTTTCATCGAAGCGATCAACGCTTCTGCTAACTTGTTTTGCTCTGATACTGCGCGTGGAATATTCGTTTCAACAGACATAGTAATTACCTTTGTATTGAGCCATGAGTTTCGGTATTCGCGTTTCATTCACACGAGCCGTGCATGGTGTTCAACTATTAGCAATAATAGACGCTAATATAAGGTTTTACACAATATGTTGTGGTTTGATTATATTTAGAACGCAATATGTAGTGTTTACATTTTTGAGTGTTCTGTTTCTGCGGTGTCAATTAAGTCGAATATAGACTTCAATATTTCTGCTTCTCCTTGGAGTCGTTGGATATGTTCAGAATCACACGTAATCAATGCGACTTTTCGGTCTTCTAAACATGCCTCAATGAATCGCAGTAATACTTCGAAATTATGTGAGTTATGTTTTAACTGAAAGAACGCTTGTAAAATGGCTTGTTTTTCACTGGCTTGTCGCTTGTTGAGATCCGCTTTCATTTGACTTGTCCTTAGAAGGTGCCGTTTCTTGAGATTGTGCTTGCTGCATCATTTGAGCTTGCATCATCATTTGGGCCATTTCATCATCGGGAAAAATTTCACTAATAGGCATATCCAATTGTTTCGCCGTTTCTTTTAGCAACTTTCTTCGTGCGTCCATACCCACAATTTGGAGATCAACCGGATTGGCTGTGTTAGCGAGAAATTGTTGAATGAGTTGGTTGTTTGCTTCTTTGTGTAAGATGGATTGTGAGCCACGCGCTTTCACTTTCAAATCACCTTTGATCCAACTGTCTACGGTCGGGTCAAGCATGGCATGGATATAAAGCTTTTCTACTAAAGGCTCGATCACATTCAAATCAATGGCTCTAATGGCTTGCTTGATAGTCTTTGCACTCGCATTCATCAACATAGATAAACCGGACGCCGTTTTCGCAGCCCCCGCCCCTTGATCACTACCATAAGCATAAGCGGGGATACCACTGACATTATCCGCATATTGACTAAATCGTTCGTAAATGGCTAACAACTCTTGCGCATTGGAGTTTGGTTGGAACCAACCGACAGGCACGGTGCTCGATGTAGAACGTGACTCTGTAACACCAATGGTTTTCCAAGGATGCAAATGCGTGACATCCTGACCATCGACAAGGCGATCACCGAAATAATACATCATAGGGCCAGAAGCAATACCCATGTTATTCGCTAAAGCTCGGATCGCGGCGTTACACAAATCCTGACAGTCAGCAAGAATTTCCGGTAACGCTTCTCCCGCAAAGCTACTTGGCACATCACGCCAACATGCTTTGTAATAATCACTCTTTTTACGCGGATCTGGATTTAACATTGCGCGTATCACGTAATTACCCACTAACATGATACTGACCTGATATTCATCATACGGATCGGGAATGTTGCTTGCGTCCATGCCCCATTCTAACAACATCGTACCGGATACTTTACCTGACCACTCAAGCGCATCAATGGTTTGAGTATGAGCAACAAACGAGTCTTTACCCTCCAAATGATCTCGTTCACTGTCTCCCCATACCCACTCATGCAAACCACCTTTGCGATATTGTAAAATCGCCTTGGCAATGTTCGCACTGTTATAACCCGACGCGCCGCGCATGTTGGTTAAGTCTTCGGGCGTCAAACGATGGTGTTCAATCAACCAATGGTCATTGACGTTTTCACTCGCAGGACTTGGGTAAATATCAAAAGGCGAAACACGGCGTAACTGACGTACGATCTTTTGCGCCGTTTGAGGAACGTATTCACCGGAGCCAATGTCCACCCATTTTAATTCTGTGTTCTTTCTGTAGATTGGCCCTTTAAAAATCGCATAAGGGTACGTAACATAATCATCAATGAACTTATCGAACTCTTGATGAAAGCCGCTTTCGGTGATCACATCTTCAATGTACGTTGCCATACCGTCAGCACGTTCGCGCGACTCCATCACCAATTCATCTTTCAAGCGTTTACGATGTTTTTCGACTAGCTGCTGCATCACTTCTAACGGCACACCTAAACTGAGTGCTCCTTGTACCGCTTTTTGCACCAATTCGCTTTCAATGTTTGGGGGAAGTTCAGGAACAGGCGTAGGTTGCAGCGTCCACGGTCTATCACCACTTGGTTGATAAATGTCAGCGATCCAAGCTTTAGCGGCATAAACTTTCACACCCGTTAACTTCATGAAGATTTCCGATCCGCCCATATCTCGGATAGCGGCTAACTTATCTGCACTGTACTCCCCTTTACGGCGGCGCAAACAGTCAAGCAACCGTTGATTAAGCTGCTCCCTGTCACGATGTGACTTTGCCGCCTCCCAATCTTTGCGCACCATTGACGCAAGATTATCAATGATTTCTGGCGGTGGTAGATTCGCTTCTCGTCGCTGCGCTTGTTCAGCATCAATCTGTGCTGTCACTTGCTCCGGTGTTTGAATGTTCAGCATGGGAGTGCTCCTTGATTTTGTCTCGGTACACCTCAAGTGCAGATTTCACATCATGATAGGATTTATTCAGATAACTGGCGGGATCTATCGCAAGACTGAATAAATCAATATCGACGTACATTTCTAACCCGTTGTGAGTAATAAAAATAATACGACGACAGCGTTCATCGTGACTTGCCATGATTCGAACTTTACGATAATTCGCCTTACTGATTGGCTTAGTAATAAATCCTTTCTTTTCAAGACGCTTAATAAATTTGCTGACGTAACGATGATTGTTGATCGTTAATAAACTCATGGGGACTTACCTCATTCGATATTAACCTAATCATAGTTTAATTACGTCCACGCGGCGGGATGAATCACTTTCTGAGTGACCACGGCGTTACTGAAAGAAAAGTTATTTTGGATCAGATCGGTTGAAGTCGCAAAATATCGGAAACTGTCTGCACAGTTTGAATTTTCGTCATGAAGTGGCGTAGGTTTCCATGTTCCGGCTTTTTCATCCCAAGCTTTACGGTAATTCTGTAAATACCGGATCGCTAATTGGCAACGTGTTTCATCGAACCAACATTTCGGCAAAATATTACGCACCATATCAATGCCTTCAAGTCGTCCTAATTTCGGTGCAACTTCAAATTCTATGCCTTTACTTTTTGCAGTATCACGACGAGTCATACCATCGTTACCCCATTCACGCACTTCTAAATCATGAGGGCCAACGTGCGTTCCATAGGTATAACCATATTTCACTTGAAACTCTTTGAGAACATTAATATAGAATCCTAGTCCTTCCCCACTGTTTTCATAACAGTTTATGACGTGCCATTCACCGCGACCACAAAGCTGAATAAAGAAAATAAACGTTGTATCATTGACGCCTATATCCCAAATAGTATGAACGGCGGTTGCGGGTTCGTGTGGGACGCTTGTAATTTGTTTTGCTTTGTATAACTCTTTAAATTGTCGAGAATAAAACGCGCCTTGAATAGATTGTTCAAACGCTTCAATTGGCAGTGTTGGATACTCACGTTTCATATCCTCTTTCAGAATGCGAGCTTTAATTTGATACCAACGCATCTGGCCTTCACTAAACGTAAGGCCATATTTCAATTCTAAATCTTCGAAATAGTCTATTGTTTCTGGCGTTAAGTCTTCACCTTCTTCAATCGTATAATTTGGATCTTCCATCCAAGAAAAGAAAAAGAACTTCCAATCCAGTGAGGATAATTCTTTGTCTGCCAACATATCATTTTCTGCTTGTTGACAATATTCAAAGAAATACCCTGATCGTCCTTCGGCGGTGGATTCCAAAGTGATCATACAATCCGCACCGACCGCCTCAAATGCACCTGTCACAATCTCACGCGCAACGTCTGGACGACGAGAACAAATTTTACCAAACTCGCTGACTAACAAAAAACGCAACGTCCCGCCCCTGAATGACGTACCTACTGTGATAGAAGAACCATTATTAAACTTGAGTTCCCCTGCGCTATCACCGACTAATGGCCTTGCTGCTTTAATCGCGTCCGGCAGATTGTCATAAGCGTATTTGATTTTTTCTGAGAAAAGACGCTGCGCATCGTATTTCGTGTGTGCGATAACTGCGCAACGAGTATTAGAACGGAATAAACTTTGATCGAGATAGAACAGCATCATAAAGGTAGTCATACCAAGTTGACGCGCTTTGAGAATGATATTTCTTGAATGGAGATTTTTAAATAAGGTGAGCTGAGCATGGTTCATTTTAAACCGGATTTTTCGACCCCGTTTGTCCGTGATCCAATACAGATTATTCATGCGCCATAGCCAATCATTGAGGCGCATTTTTGCACTGTGAGAACGCGCGTCTAATTGGCGTCCTTCCGAAAGTACAGCCGCTTGGTCAATATGTATTTTTCCTTCGAAATCAGCCCCCGTCTTCTTGCTCATCGTCTTCACCTTCAAAGGTCTGATACTGTGCAGGAATAACACTGGCCTCGGTCATTTGTTCATCTATATCACCTAAAATAAATTCAAGCGGATCATCGAAATTTCCGACTACCGTTTTGTCCTTAGACCATTTATCACGACGCTTACGTTCTAGCCACGCTAAACAGGCATTCGTATCTGGCGGTAATTCTTCTTCTATATCAACAATATCATTGTTTTTATCTATCTTTTGCTTGGTAACAGTGACGCCTCGCGCTCGATTAAATAACGATTTGGTTACGGCAACGTCAGCCATAATAGAACCTTGATCGTAAGCTTCATCAAAATCAGGATATATTAATCGCCACTTTTCAAATTGACGTTTTTCAACACGAAAAAATTTATGAGCAATATCAATACGCTCTACGCCAAGCATGGCTAATTGTTCAACGATGCTGCAATGGACGTCATGTAAATATTGCTGATTTTTAGCGTCTAATTCACAAGGGTACATAGGAGGTAAAAAACTTTTAGGCATAACATCACCTCACACTCTCACTATTAATAATAGTAACAATAAAGAAAAATAGGCGTCAAACTCATAGCGCTCTATCCGCTACACTGTTGATACGGTAGTCAGAGGAATTATTTTTATGACAACGCTTGTTTATGATCACAACAATCATGTTATTGCATACGAATCGAGACAAATAAAAGATGAACGTATCATTATTACCGACTCCATTGAAAAACTCATTGTCATTGATAAACATCGTTTTTTAGGATGTGGAAAAGTCGCTGATATTAACTTGCTTATCAAAGCGTTTTTAAATAAAGAACCACCGGATTGTGATGATCTTCATGCAATACTATGGCTGATTGAAGATAAGCACGTTAGGCGTATTGGATTCTGTGATGGCATGTTATGGGTGAACACATTGGATTATTCAACCGCAGAAGGTAGCGGCTCTGAATGGGCGATTGCAGCGTTAGATTTTGGCAAATCAGCAAAAGAGGCAGTGGAATACGCCATGACACGCGATCCGTTTTCAGGCGGGAAAGTTCGGATCATTGAGTTGTAA